TCTCATAATAGCAATATCTCATATAAAGAGAATTTACTATTGAATTAATAACAACAGTCAAAGGATGTCCTGATGGATTTGATCCAAAGAATTGAATCAAAGTGCCAAAATGATCATAAGTCGGATTGGTGATTTCAGCTGCAATGCCACGCATTACAGTAATATCTTCATCATCATAGTTTCCGGACTTAATAGCAATTTCAATAAGGATTTTGAATGCAGCCAACATAAATCTTGGCGACATTCTGCCATCAAATGCTTTGTAGTCTCCTGCAATCATTCGCTCCTTACCATATTTAAAAACATGTTTCATAAGAGCATCCCACTCAGGAGAATACACATTTACACCACAAGCACACTCAAACAATTCCTTCTCATCTTGCATTAAAGCAGAAAGAGTTAGATAATATTTGCGCACCAACATGGTAAATGGCATATTTGAACCTGCAAAAACACGAACTTTCTTCTTCGTAGTTTTCACAGGCTCATCCTTAAGTGAAGCCTTAAAAACAGTGTTAACTCTTTTTCCTTCACTCAATTCCTTCTCAAGACGTTTCATTTCATCAAGAATTTCTTCATTCACATCACGCGGACAAGAAATTCCCTCTACATAACGCTGAGATTCTTCAACAAACTGTCTTTTGGTTCCTTTCAAAGGAAAACCAGCTGCAGTACTAAATTCCATAGAATTAACGCCTCGCACACCATCATATCCAGCTAATATGGCATCAACACTCAATTTTCCGATTTTAATATAATGCTTGTCATCGAGACCATTCATAATTTGGCCCAAATAATCGTCATACGCTTTATTAAAAGAATCTAATTGGAATTTGTACGCAGTATCAGTTTTTCCTTCGATATCAACCAACTTATGCCTATCATCTTTCATTTCACAAGGTTCACCATGTATTTTTGGTAAATTCAAATGCTTTGTAACTGCGTCTGAAATCATACTTGTTACAACTCTAGATGAAGGCGTACTTCTTGGCTGATTATGTTGACCAAAAACAGTACACTTAGCCTCAGGTTTAAGCTGGTGCACAACTGCCTTTTCATGTGGTTCCGATAAAGGTCCTACATTAACTCCCATAAGAGTAGTTTGAAATGGAGTAGCACTATGAGAAATCATAACACCTGCTCTCTTATTCAATTCGGCAATACCAGATTCTACTTGTTCCTTCGTAAGGAATCCTGCAGCACCAGCACTGCCACTACCAGCTAAATGAAAACCACCAATAAAAGGATGGGTCTTTAAATCATTAGCAATGACAGTAGCCATACACAGACCTTTAAAAGTCTGTCCTGGAAATGAATAAGCAATTGATTCAAAAAGTCCACCTTCTGTTGAACGCGAACTTGTCCTATGAACCAACATCTTATCATATTTCTCAATAGTGCCATTATTATTGTACATCATAAAAGCTTCAAAAACTTTTCCTTGAGGTATATAACTAGGTAAATACTCTGTAATATCCTTCTGATCACCCAATTCTGGTAAATACCATAAAGCAAAATCTGTACTTGGTATCTTATACACAGACTCGGGCT